GCACGATCAAGAAGTTTCTGGTGGCCAATTGTTGGTGGATTAAATCTACCGAATACGACAACAACTCCAGGTGCTTCTGGAACAGGCATTTCTGCAGGTACTTCTTCTGGTGCAGGTTGTTGTTGTTGTTCTGGTGGAACTTGTTGTTGTGTAGGAGCTTGTTGTACTGGTTGTTGTGCAGCAGATTGTTGAAGACCCTGTTCAACTGGTGTAGGTTCTTGTGCAACTGCTTGTGGTTGAACTGTTGCTGGTTGTGGTTGTGAAGGTGAATCCTTTTGTCCTGGAGTATTATCGCTACCAAAGAACTTTAGTTTTCCTTGAACCGTCTTTGCAACAAACTCACCATTTTTATCATACCATCCTCCATGACCATCTCCAGTCAAACCGAGTCTTTTTGCTTCGGCAGATGCAGAGGTTTCTCTAGCTTCTATGAGGAAGTTACTGAAATTTTTCATTATTAATAGAGTTAGGATTCCTGACCTTTAAGTATTTATTTAGAGTTTATATAATAGATCTCCAGACTCAACATAAGATCTCATGACTATCTTCTTTTTTCCTGTTTTATCCGAAGAACTGGCATCTGTTCTATATCTGAATTGAATTAATTTAGAAGAACTTGCCGTGCCTTTTCCTTTTTCATGAACAATAATTCTGGGGTCCGATCCTCCAGATTCATAGGTGACATCAAAATTTGTTGCTTTTACATTGTCTATAAAATCTTGACCAAATTTTTGAGTGTATTGACCACCTTTAGTTGTAAACTTAACTAATTCAACTCCACTTTCATTACTTGTGGCTTTTTGAATACAATATCTTGCCAATTGTTCTTTAAATGCAACATCATTTAATTTAGTAGATAATTGATTTGCAATTGATTCAAATACTTCTTTAGCAACTTTTTTTAGTGCAGCGACTTCTTTTGAGGATGTAATAGAATCTCTAGAATCAAATCTCTTTGATAAAATATCAGGAAAAGGCATCATAACTTCTTCTTGAAACATTTGATTAAATTGTGCATAATTATTCAAACCCAATGGATCAAAAATTTTCCCAAAATTCTCAAATTCCAAACCAACAACTTGTCCAAACTGAGGTGCGTCATATTTAAGAGATATTTTCTTAGTTGCACCGCTGACTTTTTTACCCCCCTGAGTGACTTCAACTAAAAGATCAACCTTTGTACCCTTTTGATTTTCCGTTCCAACACCTCTAATAACAATTTGATCTTCTTTTAAATTTATTGATAACTTTAAAGCATTTGATCTTAGATCCGGATCTTGATTTACTTTAGCAACTGCAGACAAGAAAATATTACTAACCGAAGCCCAGTTTCCCCTCCGAGTCAAAAAATTCATAGATGCTTGTGGAATTGAAACAGAAACACTAATGTTATCAAAAATATCAACTTCTTTTCGTATTTTTTTATCAAAGTCAGCTACTCTATACTGAGCACCACCAGCAACAACTTGTGCTAAAACTTCTTCAACATCAGCAACAGTGACTGGTTTAAGATTATTCACATTAATTGCCATGGGTCTTTTTTGACCAGCAAAATCAGACTCTTTAAATCTTTTTTTGAATCTTGCACCCACGGCTGCAGCAAGAATAGCTTCCGCTATATCGCCTTTGTTAAATTCTGCCATAAGTATTAAAAAACCCTTCCAAATATTTATGGAAGGGTCTTAAATTATTTGTTAGCAATATAATTTTCCATTGCCTCATCAAGGTTCAAAAGAACTTCACGAATATTGGAAATTCGTTTTGGTTCCGTTGGACCTTCAGCATAACCCTTTTGAGCATCAATCAAAGCCATAAGAACCTCACTTGATTCTTCAAAAGTCATCTCAAGAACTACTTTCTTTTTCACAGATCACCCTCCACCCGATTCTCGGAATAATAAGGATCAAAAGAACCACCAGGATAACGCTTTTCAAGTTTAGTCACATTACCTGCAATGACTTCATCAATAGTAACTCCAAGAGCCATACAAGCTTGTGCAACATACCACATGATGTCTCCAAGTTCAATGATAAGGTGATGTCGGTTATCTTCATTAAATGGTTTGCCTTGGAAGATCATTTTCTTAATAATCTCAAGAAACTCTCCACCCTCAGCATTGATACCAACACCCGCAGTCAAAAGTCGTTCAATGTTTGCACCTTTTTCATCCAGTTCCACAAGACGATTAGAAAGAGCAAGGAAATCTGTAGACGCTTCAGAAGTCACTGCATCTACGAAATGAGTATATTTTGCAAAGTCAATATTTTTAGTCATAGTTTGATTCATTTGTAAAGATTACCAATTTGTTTTCTTACCTTATTATACCATGTATCAGAGATCCAAGAAACTGTTGAAGATGTAGTATTTCTATACAGTTTTTGCATATTTTCTACAGACAAATATTCAATTTTATGATTTATTTTTTCTCTCCGAAAAGGTATTAATAATATTAATGGTGTACCTCTTTTTATAATTTGTTGATCCATATTAACAACATCTGGAGTATCTGGTAGTTCTTCATTAAATTCAAAAAACCATTTTAATACCAAAGGAGACTCATCGGAATGAACTACTGCAGAAACAGAAGTAAATGTTTTATTCCTTGACCAATATGGGTGTGTAATAAGAAGAGAAATTCCTGGAGATGTTTTAATGATCCAAGGAGTAGATACCTTATGAAATCCTCCAGACAAAGGCAATTCAGATTCTTTCATGCCTTTATATTGATCAGATATATGAACACCATGGTGAACATCAGGAAAATTTTCAATGGTATTAAAAATAATTTCGTTGTTATATTTCCTGAAAGCCATGTCTGTCCATGCAGGAACTACATATCCAGTTTTTAAAAAGTCAGTAATACCAGGACAGTTTACTACTGTAGTATCCCGCATTAACACTCTGGGATTAGAAATTAATCTATTACTTTTAGCTATTTTTTCTTGTTCAGATTTATGAAACTCATTCAATAGTTTAGAAATATCTACTGGTTGTTGAGGATCTATTTTAGGAGTAGAGACAGGTTCATTATTAAAAAATGACGCAAAAGGGCACTTGGAAGTTTTTTTACTTTTACCATACCATTCTGGAAATTGTTTATATGCTGGATAGATCTGATCTAGATTTCCATCATAAACTTCATTTGCATAAAAAGTTATTATATTTTTCTTTCTAAACATCAGAATTTAAATCCCTCAAATGATTTTTTAGGTCCAGTTTTCTTTTCTTCATAAGTATACTCCTCATCTTGTCCAGAGTCAAGTATGTCAGCTTGAGCACTCTGTTCGCAATCGTAGAGACGCATCTTTGCACGATCAATACCAACAACAAATCGTTTGTTAATAGTAGGATCGTTATAACGATTCTTTAATTGTTTCACCATAATTTGTCCCAACTCTTCAAGCTCTTCTGTACTAATAAGGGCAAACATAAGATCAGCAGTAGCAGGGAGACCAAAGGATTCAGAAGTATCAGTAAGTTCAACATCAGAACTACCATAACCTGAACGAGTGGTCTGAGTAGCGGAGACAATTGGGACATTAAACTCCACTGCGAGCCCCCTAAGTTCCTCAGCAATAGCTTTGATATACGAATAAGAATTGACAGAAAGATTACCCTTATACCGAGAGGAAGCACAAATATTAAGGTAATCAATGAAAATAATGTCAGGCTTAAATGACTTTTTAAGTGCAAGTTCGTTAAGAAGTGACTTAAAGTGTCCACTATGCGCTGATGCAGTTGGATACTCTTTAATTATAAGAGTACCTTGAGTTTTCTTAGCAATGTTACTAACTTTTGTCTCAAACATTTGACGAGGAAGTTTTTCAATCTCTTGAATATTCACATTCAGAAGATTGGAATCAATCCTTTCCGCAATCCTCTCTTCAGCCATTTCCATGGTAATGTAAAGGACATTTTTACCACGAAGAAGAACAGAAGAAGCAAAGTGACACATAAAAAGTGATTTACCCACACCAGTACCTGCAAGAGCAATGTTGAGAGTTTTATTAGGAAGACCACCCTTTGTAACCTTGTTGAAGAATTCCAGATCAAAAGGAATCTTTTCTTCGGTCTGGTGATAGAACTCGTATCGTTCTTCATAATCCTGAAGATAATCGTGACCTACATTTCGGTCAAAACTTACAGCAAGAGCATCAGAAAGAATTGAAGGAATTGCATCCTTTGTTTTTTTGGAATCTTTACCATCAACGATAGCAATAGATTCCATCAATGCAAGGTAGATGGCTTTATCACGACACCACTTTTCAGTTGTATCACATAACCAACCAACATCTAGTGTAGAATTATCTAGGTTTCTTACATACTCAGTCAATTCTTTGTAAGTATTTTCATTCAAATCACTACGATTCTCAATCTCAACCAAAAGAATTTCATTGGTTGGAAGTTTATTGTACTTAAAAATAAAGTTACAAATTTCCTCAAAAACTACTTTCTCAGTATAGTCTGTAAAATATTCAGTTCTAATAAATGGTAGAACTTTGCGAGAGTAATCTTCATTAAAAGCAAGGCTCCTGAGAATTGTAGTTTCAACCCGTTCCATTAGTAATAGTGACAATAAGTGGACATAATATACTTGATTCCTTTGTTGACTCTCAATCCTGCATGAGGATACTGCCAAGTTGGAGGAAACACCATAACTGATCCTTTCTTCGGAACAATCTTTTTATTGTGATGAGGAAACTCAGTTTCACCACCAGTGAAATCATCATTCAAATAATATAAGAAAGCTAGATACCTTCTTGCAGATGCATGATCTTCAACATCCACATGAATATCAAATCTATCGTGACTACGAGAATGATATTTCTTGATGCGAAACTCTTCTAAAAAGAGTCTCTGCGGATACCATCTAGTGTAATCCGAAAACTCTTTTTTGTAAAGATCAAGAACATTCTTAGTAAGAATAGAAAGTGTTTGAATATTCTCTGGATGTTTTTGATTAATATTCAGTTGAGTAAAGTTCGGAGTTCCTTTGTTATTGATAATTTCTTTGTATCCACTCAAATCAAATAAGTGAATCAATGTTTCGCATGTTTTTGCATCAAGGACATTATCATAGACCTTGATAAAATCATCCATAACAAAACTCTTTCTGTGCAATTTCATCTAAAGCCTGCATTACTTCTGGAGTGAAATATTCCTCTGGATTTGCGAGGATTTGTTTTGCGTAGATTTTTTTACCATCAATTTCATATCTACCTGCGACATTTTTCCAAAGTCCGCCAATCTCACCGAGTTCAAGAAGACCGTAGTAACGATCAAGACCACGCTCATCATAATACAAGCGTACCTCAACATCCTTATTCTCCTTACTCAAACGCGACTTAGCAGTCTTTGCCTTGATAATGTTTCCGACAACTTCTGTTCCGTCTTTCTCTTTCTTTTTACTGAGATAGATGATAGTAGAAGCGGCATACTTAAGACCACTACCACCTCCCATCTCCTTAGTAGGAACATAAGCACCGATAACATCATAAGTGTGATTCGTAACTAACATTGGAATATTAGCTTGTCCAAGTTTCAAAGTAATCATCCTGAATGCACCTTTGACCAATTGAGATTTGGTCATGTCCCGAACTTGTTTATCGTTTAGTGCATCAGTGATCTCTTTTTCTGTGGAAAGCATTCCCAATGAGTCTAACACAAACATGCAGGGTTTGCGTTCCCCTTCAGGTTTTTTTAAGTATAGGTCTACCGCTTTGAGCGCTTTACCGCGAAACTCCTCCACTGTAACAACATTAACAACAACAAGACGAGAAGTATCAATTCCACGAGATTCTACGAGAGATTTGGTAATAGCGGCTTCAGTATCAAAGTAGAGACAATAACCATCGGGGTGAGTATCAAGAAAATTCTTAACCACAGCGAGAGAAAAGAAAGTCTTTCCAGTACTAGACTCTCCAGCAATAGCAGTAATCTTATTGCCAGATACACCGCCAAATATGCTACCTGAAACCAGTGCGTTAAAAATGTACGAACCTGTGTCAACATAAGTCTCAGTCTCATCAATATCAGAAGCGAGTTTGGTATACTCTCCTCCAATTTCCTTTACAATATCTTTTAAAAAGTCCATCAAGCCACCATCCCGTATTGTTCACGAAGAATTTTTTTGTAAGGAAGATTCTGTTCCCGAAGTTCCTTGACTAGTTTAAGTTTTTGATAAAGTGCCGTATTTCCACCCAGAGTCAGGGCACTTATAATTGTATTCAGTTCTTCATCATTAATAGGTAGATCCATTCATTCCTCCAAGTTTTTAGACTCTGTGCATATAACCCAATTATACCTCTTTTTGAGCTCATTTGCAAACCAATATGCAGTGGAAGCTGTCTCAAATAACTTCCTGTTTTTGACTGGAGACAATTCTCCAGGTTCAGCCCAAACCACTACATATTTACTCATCCGAAGAAAGACTCCAAACTGATAGTTTTTTCAACAGACCATCCAATAGAATCAAGAATAATCTTCATTGGTTCTACAAAAGATTTGTTGAACTGAGTATCGTAATCAATATACTTATCCAATCCAAGTTCTTTTGGGAAATCCTGAATAAATGCCATCACATTTTCTTGAATTGGATTAGGAACTTTCAAATAAAGAAACTTGATCTTTTCCCCACTTTGGATCGCTGGATATTTTTTATCCAGTCCGGCTTTCTTAGTGTAGTGATTGTAGAGAATTGCACCTCTTACATGAAAAGGAACACCCTTGTTGTACATATGCGTTCTGGACACCCACTTATTGATCTCAGAAACACTACGAGGGAATGCAATCTCTTCAGGTTGAAGAGATTTAAATTTCTTACGAGCATCATCAATAAAATCAATCACATCATCCTCACCTTTTGTCATGATAATATCAATAGAATCTTTAATCATCTTACGACAAGGTGCAGGAGTTGAAGTTTTGATCGCCTCAATACCCATCATCTTGAGTTTGGGTTTCTCATAACGAACACCTTCAGAATCCCATACACGAAGAATATATCGTTTCTTACCAGTCCAGATGCCCCTCTCTGCGATGTTCTCGCGTTTCATGTACATCTTCTGATCGTATGCATTCAGGTAGTCGGCCAATTCTTGGTAAGAACCTTCAATATACTTTTCAAGTTCCAACGAACAGACCTTATCAAGGAAAGTGACAACTTCATCAGTAGTTTTCTCTCTCCCTTTGAATACAGCGTCAACAAAAGGGCCCATATTAAGATAAATGGAATCAGTATCCATAGCAATAACATAATCAACCTCCTGAGTTTTGAGAACCTTATTCATATAAGAGTTCATTTTTTCCTCAATCCACTGAATTGCAACTTGTCCAGACAGAGTAATCGCCTCAGCATTTGCAAGTTTATAGTAACGGAAATATTCATTACCAATCGCACCATAAGCGGAGTTAAGTGCAATCTTTTTAGCCATCTGAATATTGTCGCAACGAGAGATCTCTTTCTCCAATTCTTTCGTCTTGGTTTTCTCGTAAGCCTTTTTAGCTTCAATCATCTTCTTTTTAAAGATGACTCGTTCGTTGTACATCTTTTCCATGAGTTCTGGAAGAAACCCACGAATATCCTTCCTATACATTGCACCATTGGCGCATACTGCATAGTCCTTATACATCTCAAAGGTCAGTTCTTTCTTTAGAACCTTCTCTACATTCACATTCGGGTGACGAGTATCTACCAGAGTTTCTGGTGAGATATTGTATTGCATAATTAAATGCGGATACAGGGAGTTAAGGTCAAAGTTTACGACCCACTCATACATTCCTGGAATCGGTTCTTTAACATATGCACCTGCATACTTCTCACTCTTGGTGTTGCGTTCCTTCTGAGGAATCACAATCTTTTTCTTGAGAAGGTAGTTATAAATGATTGCGTCCCAAGTTCTTACCTGATAAGCAATGTCATTGAAGTTTACCTTTGCATCAAATGCACGAGTGAAACAAAGGTCAATCAACTTAAGTTTATCCTCAAGTCGGTCTACCAGTTCCACATCGACGATGTTGTACTCTACAAACTTTTGCCAGTTATTAGAGTAGAAGTCTCGGAAAGTATCATACTCTGAGTGATCCAGTTTATTCTGACCCAACTCCATGAAAGCAATATGATCCAGTCGGTAGCTTTCCTGATTAGGAGTTGCAGGAGATTTCTTGTAAAGATCTAGGTAATCAATAATAGAAACACCCGCAATATCAACACTAAGTTGTTTGCGACCAGAGATTGTGACTTCATTGACACGAACAATATTCCATGGAGAAAGTTTCTTTGCAGCCTTCTCTCCCATCAGTCGTGAAATACGACCCACAAGATATGGAAGGTCATAAAGTTCACAGTTCCAACCAGTGATTACTTCTGGAGTGTTACTCTGCCACCAATCCATAAAAGAACCGATAAGAGCATACTCATCCTTACAATAAATGTAATTTACATTCTCCTGCGTGACCTTTGCAGGACGAGAACCAAATGTAGTAATCTGTTTAGTATTATAGTCCTGTACCGTAACCAACAGGAGTTCCTCGGCGCAATTAAAGACATCAGGAAATCCACTTTCAGCAGCAACCTCAATGTCAATCGTAACCAGTTTGATTTTATTAATATCAAACTTAATCTCATCTTCCGGATATTTCTCCGCAATATACTGATAAATGAATCTATCGTTTCCATATACACGGAATCCGTCCACACCAGAATACTTTTCAAGAAAATCCCTGCAATCTCTAATCGTGCCAGGGCGAATTGGTTCTACAGCCTGACCATCAAGAGTTCTATATTCACTCTTCTTTTTTGAGGGAACATAAAATGTAGGATAGAACTCCTCCTTTACTGTAAAATGTTTTCCGTTTTCATAACCTCGGACAAGGATATCATTACCAAGAAGAAAGACATTCGTATAAAATTTCATTGAGTAAGGTTCAAATAATCATTAAGTAAAGTTTCTTTGGGATCCACCAAAGTCAAGATCTTATCTGAGGATATCATAATTGCATCAGTTGAATCAGTCAACTCGTACAACCATGGAGTGAGTTTTTTATCAAAAATCTGATAAGGATTTACCAATTTGCAATCAGGTTCTCCAAGTTCAGATACTACTGCGGTAATTCTTGAAATTAAAATTGTTCCACTAACTAGAACAATAACTTGTACATCATCCATTTGTTTCTTCCGTAATTACTTCAAAATTTTCAATTAAAGTAGTATTATCCTCATCTTCCACTGTTGGGACATTGGCCCAAATGTCTGCAACAGAATTCTCTTGATGAATTGCTTCTGCAGTTACTGCATTCATTTTTTCTTCATAGGAAGATTTAATCCATTCATGGGGATTCACAATAGTAACGACCCATTTAGGATCTACTGCAACTTTTTTATCTGCGGATAAAACAATCCAAGGAGAAAATGCAACTTTATGTTCAATCTCATCATTTAATTGAACACTATTTTCCATTAACAATTCGGGAGTTAATAGTCGTGCAATATATGGATTTGAAAATACCAACGATACTACTTTGTCATTCTCATCAATTAACTCCATAATATCTGCAATTACTTGTTCACCCGATTTTAAAAGGGCTAATTTAACAGCCATAATTACTCCATACCTCCTATTACGATACCACAAAAAAAGGGGGGTGTCAACTGGATTTTGCCAGTCGAACCCCAAGCGCCGACGATATTCAATGAATATTTATGCGCCGTCACCATCTGCGGAATTACCACTCCCACCCCCGCCTGGATTCTTAGGCATAGCTTTACCTGCAGGGACTACTTTTGATTTACCAGTCAAAGGATTGTAGATTTTATGCCTAACGGCAGCAGGGTAAGAAATCTGTTTAATGTTTCCGACTTGTTCTAAGAACTGCTTAAAGGATTTCATACACCTTTCGTTTCTGATGTTCAGGAATAATCCTATTTAGTTTGACATGGAGTAGACCATCTTCAAACTTGACATCAGATACTTTAACATCGTCAGAAAGTGTCCAGGTTCTCGTAAAGGCCCTCTTTGCAAGACCATTGTGAAGATACTCCCCTAGTTCAGAAGTTTCCGCCTTCTTCGCTTCAACGAAGAGTTTATTCCATTCAGTGAAAACTTCAATATCTTCTTTTTTGTATCCTGCAAGAGCGATCTCTAAACGGAACTCCGTCTCACTCTCCTTAATCAAATTGTATGGTGGATAGTTTGTTGATGTTTCATGAACCGTTCCCAAACGGTGAAACCATTCATCCATACCAATACTATATTTTTCAATATCATTTAGAAATTTGTCAATGTTAGCCGTGTTATACTTAGCAAGTAACATGATAGACCTCCTTAAGCGTCTGTTAGGTTGAATTACGGATCCAAGGACTCCGCTTTAGCGTATGGGCAGTCAGTTGACCAAACCCATCGTTATTATATATTGAAAATCATAAAAAAAGGGAGTGTTGAACTCCCTACAAAATCATTCGGTTTCTACTCTTTTTTTCTTACCGATATTATACTTACTCTCAAGAATCCAATCACCCTTGTCCTTATAGGAGAGGACTTTGATTTGATTCAAAGGAGCTACATCGGTAATAGAATCTGGTTTTACAATGGTAACCAAACCCCAATCGGAAATAAGATTGATGATTCTATTGCGTCTTTGAACATCATTTACCGTAAGATTTGCATGTTTACCGTCAAGGGCAAACAACTCTTTAAAGTGAACGATATAGTAACGACCCTGTTTGTGCAGGATGTGACAAGACTGGTAGATTTTCTTTTCCTTGCGGGAGGCCACACCGATACGAGTGAGTGTCTCACGGACTTTTAGGAAATCGTCTGGTTCATTCAGAACCACTTCCACCATTTGGTCTTGTGACCAATTGACTTCTGGTTCAACAAAGGTACTCATTTTTTGCCTCCAACATCAAGTTTTGATTTAATATAATTAATTTGGTCTTTTGTTAGAATTTTCAGTGCTTGTTGGGCCTTTTCATTACTATAACCATAGTATGATTTGACTGCATCAAGGTCTTGAATCTTCTCTTTTTTAAGCCACGGAGAAAATCTTTTCCGTTTCCTGACACTATTTAGTAAAAAATCATATTGCAACTTTGAAGGCAGACCATGATTCATGTTCATCTCATTTGCAAACATGATCGTGTCAATGTGACCCGACATACATTTATTGACAACAAATGCTGGATACTTCTTTTCCCACTGGGGATCTCCATCATCCATCAAATACTCTTTACTGAAGTTGATGGAGTTCAAGTAATCTTTTAGTTCGTAACTCATCGGATAATATCAATAGATTCAGGGTTCTTATTCCAGGTTTCAAGTTCAGTACGAAGACGACCTTCAGACTTCAGAGTTTCATAACGATTGGAAGCTTTTTTCTTCCACCAGTTTACAAGATGATCAAAGTGGAATTTGTCATAGTTTTGACCTGGACGCAATACTTCCTCTTGTCCGAGAATAACTTCACGAGCATTCTCAAAACCATAATCGGAAATATAGAATCTCTTCTGTTCAGTCAGATTTTTTGCATTTGCAATCGCAGTCTGGAACTCCACAACCTTTTGAGAAGGTAAGCTTTTCTTGATGATTGAGATCATCTTTTGTTGCGTCTTGAGTTTCCGACTGGATGCGTCCTCCTTCACCAGAGATTGATTGTTGTTCCTCTGAATAAACCATTTGTTTAACTCCTGGAAAATTTCGTCGTGGAGCAGGGGTGTAAAATCACTTTGAGTAAGACCCTTGTACCTCATATAAGGTTTCAAACCGTCATACTGAGATGAGGCTTTGGTGGAACCATAAAGAGAAGTTGTCTCAAACGAACAAATATCTGATCCATACTTCTTATTTAATGTCTCACGAGCAGTATGAGAACAACAAAGAAGTGCAAGAAGTTTACCTCCAAGATAATTAAATCCAAAAGGTTGGGTAGGGACAATAATGAATCCCATAATTGCATGACGATTAAACCTAGACAACTCAGGAGTTTGTCCAAGCCAATCATTGCGAGGTTTAGAATTAATTGTAGGCGAACCAAACCGACAGAAACCTACAATCTTCTGCGTATTAGTTTCTTGTACAATCCACTTCAAAGATTTACCAGGAATACTATCCTCAATCGCATGAGAAGTAGTAATTTGCAATCTCTCATTAAAATATTCATTTGTAAATCCACCCTTTTCTCCTGCAGGATAAACTTTAAAGTTCATGTCCTGTGGGTGCATATCAAATGCATCAAACATATCATCCTCGGGACCAATCCCAAGAATGGATGAAGGCATTTGTTCCATTCTATCCAGTTTCACATTACGCAGATATTCATCAATCCTCCCCATGTTGGAGAAGTAATCAATGAATTTATCGGCTGCGTAAACAGCATCATCAAGTTCTAGTTGCATATCAGAGAATCAATTTCTTTTCA